CTACTCCAAGATCTGCACCAGTTGCACAGGATTCTGGTGCTGGTTGGACTGATAGTTCTACCACTGAGGATGATGACGATATGGCATACTTCTCCAAGTTGGCAGAAATGGATGAATAGTTAATCTTCAAAATAAGAACCCCTCTTCGGAGGGGTTTCTTTTTATGGTGCCAGTTTCATAAACTCATAATTTATAGTTCTATAGATTGTAGAGTTAGGATTTCTTATTGAAGCACTTCCACCTGTTTGTTCTTCTGATGTATTAGTTGTAGATCTTGTTGGTTGGTTAATAACAATCGGTTCACTACTTTCCACCATGTCATTATCCATAATAGGTGGTATAAACCTACTCACTGGTGTAGATGTAGGTTGTGTGGTTGGAGTTACAGACTCCATTTGTTTATTTAATTCAGATATCCTATCCCCAAAATCATCTGATTTTGATATTACAGATTTCCCCACATCAGTTTTTGAAAATTCATCATAAAGATAATCTGCCGATTGTTTTGGTGCTTCTGCTAATGCTTTCTTTGCATTATATGAACCAACAATTTTAGTGACTCTTTCGGGGTCCAACGTAAACAAATCATCCTTAGTGTCTCCAAGAGCGGCATATTTTATAAATTCTCCATGATTTGATTTATTCTGAAACCCAAGAACTGGTCCATCCCTATCTTGTATAACTTTTTCATATCCTGCTTCTTCAAAAGCAGGAGTAACTGTAGAATCAACATATCTGTTAATTGCTTCTTCTTTTAATTTTGGTATTTGATTTAATTCATGAATCCTTCTTTGATTCATTTCTTCAGCAGCGACAAGAGCTCTTGGATCACCTCCAGATTTTTTGCGAAGAGGGATTATTTTATTTTCATAATCATCTTCCAATTGTTTCTGTCTTTTATCTAAGTCTGCCCACTCTGGTCCATAACGAACCGATCTTTCTTTTGATTCTAAAAATTCACCAATTCCCATTGCACCAGCAATAGTTGCAATAGTTGCACCAGCAGTTCCTAAGCTCCCAAGTCCCATTGCCTCACCGGCTACATCAAGCATACCGGCAAATCCTTTTGTTCCTTTGAATGTCATTTTCAATAAATTAGCAAGTAAAGGAGATATTACCTTAAAAATCAATCCAGATGAACTAGTAATAACTTTAAATACTATTCTAGCAACTATTCTACCAATTCCCATTGATAAATCAGTGACAATACGAAGAATACCACCAACCACTTTAAATAAACCAAGTAAACCTTTTATACCACTCTCACCAATTCTCATTAAAGTTCCAATCACAGGGATATTATATAATCCACCAATAATTGTATCTTTTAACATACCCAAACCACCACCAATAATACCAACCAATCCACCAGTTATAAACCCAACCAAACCTTTAACACCACCATAAACCATTCCCAATAAAGATAGGATAGGATTACTTGATGGTTTATCAACTTTTTGTGTGGCACTGCTAACTGTTGTTTTCTTTCTTTTTGATTCGTTTATCTTTTTTTGAGCAAAATCCTTATCTATTTCACCCTTTCTTTTATCATCTTCTTTGGTTTTAACAAAAAAAGTGTATATCTTTGCCAAGACATCAGCGGTAGAATCGCCCTTCTTTACTGGTCTAACAGTAGTAGTACTGATGGTAGATACTTTATCATCCTCAGTTCCCATAGTTTTTGATAATCTACTAACTAATACTTTATTAACATCAGTCATGGAAACCAGTATATTAGTTAATGATATTAAATTGGATTCTAATTTATCAAGACGAACATTAGCACCTTCTTTTGAAAGTTTATCATTCTCTCTTGCATAATTTGATATAAGAGTATCTTGTGCTTTTAGTTTATCTACTAAATTTGCTATACTTTTATTACTTCTTTTCTTGGCCATTTTAATCTCTTTTATCTGTTAAAAGATAAGTGTAATAATCCACTCGCAACCTCTTGTGGAGATAGATCTTGTGATTGTGGTGTTGTTATATTTGTTTGCATATTGACATTGGTTTCTGACTGATTCACATAAACAATCTGTTTAGGTTGTTTTATACTCTTCTTCTGTTGTATTGGTAAAGGTACTGGTGTTTGAGTAACCACTGATGCTTTTGGACTACCCAAAACTCCAGAAACACCAGGTCTTCTTATGCCCAATAATTCAGAAAAACCTCTTTGAGATTGTGTTACTGCACCACCAGATGACCTATCAGATTGATTCCCACCAATAACAGTCATACCACTGCTTGATATATTCTGTACAAAGGCAACATGTGCCCCACCTTGCCTTGAGAATACTGCAACATCACCTGGTTGACATGCATTAAGATCACCTTGACCAGTTCTAGCATCATAAACAACACCTGGCATATTTAAGAAACTAGAAGCAGATCCACTTCCTGTTCCTTGATATCCTGTAGCATGAAGGACTGAATTAGCAAAGGCAGCACACCAAGGTTGTTTTTGAACGTCCCAAGATTGAAAATTACTACCAATAAATGAGTTTAGTTGTTGTGGATTGCTTGATTCATTAAACCCAAGGAATGATTTCGCATAGTCCAATGGACCTTTTCCACTAGCACTTTCCACTGTTTTTTCTGATTGAGCAGGACCACTTGTATTAAATACACTTCCACCAACAACAGTCCCACCATCTGCAAGCATTTTATCTCTGTATCCAGTGCTAGTACCTGCACCATATGCAGAAGTACTAGCCGCAGTAAACTGTGTTTGTTGTCTTGATACTGCTGGTAGTACATTCTTAGCAGCATAGAATAGTGATTCTTTTCTCTGTCCCTGTGGACCTGTTCTATATTGTTCTGAAGGACCAGGTGCTTGTTTAGTTCCAGTTACTGCTTGGAACTGTCCTTGTTTATTGAGAACTTTGGTGATAGAATCTTCACCACCTTCCTCTCTTGCTCTATTTAAAATAGTAGCAAATACCATTCCCTCTTCTTTTACATTTGTCTTGGCGCCAGCTTCTGCATGGGTAGCACGTAATAATTCATCCCACTCTTTTCCTGATATTCCTCTACCGAGATATTGCTCTGCTGCTTTCTTGGCACCTTCTTCGTCAGCATCATAACCAACATCTCCACCACCATATGAACCACCAATACCAATTTTTGATAGTATGTCACTAAAATCAAACATTGATTTAATTTTATCAAATGCTTTTCCTATTTCTGAGGTGGAGAATACATCTTCCAACTCTTGGATTTTTTGTTGTATTTCATCAGAAAACATATAAACACCAGTTCCAACTGCAACAATACCGAGTATACTCAGTCCTGTCATCATACCACTGTTAAATAGATTACCTGATTTTGTTTTTGTTGCGGATGGAGTTGCAGTAGATCCTACTACAGTTTGTTGTTTTTGAGATTGTTTTTTATCTTCCATTTTAGATTCTTGTCTACTATCAACAAGAAAATCATATAACTTGGCAAGAATGTTTGCTTCAGTTTCACCTACACGAATAGCAGTGGATGTTGAACTAACTTTTGAAACGACAGATGGATCATATTGATTCTTCATCATGTCCACAAATCTAGATGTATTGAGTGTCTGTGTTGCCATTTATCGTTTCATTTGTTGTTGTTTTATCTTTTCATTCTCTTCATTAATGTAATTGACTAATAGGTTCAAATAAATATCCCTTTCCCAAGGTATCATATTTTCAAGTTCCGTCAAACTATACTTGTGATGTTGCATTAGGGAAAAGTTTGTAGTATAGTAGTTTGCTAGGTTGTCATGACGGAACGTTACCCGAAAAAATTCTGTAACCCCTCTAACTCTATACTATGATCAAATCCACATTTACTACATTTTATTTCCACTGTCTTCTTAATTCTAGGTAAACTAGAAAAGAAGTTCTCAATCTTATTGAATTGCTCTGTACTTAAACTTTCAATAAACTCTGCTATCTCTTGTGGTGTTGACTCATAAGCATAATAATATTGTTTACCATCAAAGATGTATTCAACACTATCTGATACAATATCAAATGCCACATCAACTGAATTACTTTTACTGGTTATCTTCTCAATAGTTGAGAATTGTGGATACTTCAATTTGATTGAAATTTCATTGGTTAGTTGAATGACATCACTTATGTTTGGATCTTTCTCAACTTTAATATCCATTAAGTCAATCTTAACATCCATTGAATTACCACAAACGGTACCATTAACTTCATTATTACAAATATATTTGTTCTCTACAATTTCACCAACTGACTTAGCACGAAGTTGTAAGAAATAAAACTCCACATCAACAACAGGCAATGACTCAATATCAATACCTTCTGTTAGTGTGCAGTTATGAAGAATCTGCTTTACATTCTTTTCAATAGTATCTTTATCATCAGCTTCAATTGCCATCAAAAGATTCTTCTGTTCTTTCACTAAGAAAGGTCTAAACCGTATATTCTTTTGTGAAAGTGGAAGATCTATATCATATATGGGTGTATCAATTCTAGGCAATGCCATGTTATATTCTCCTTCAAATCAATTAAAAGTTTGTTGTATTAAGTATATTATCTAATCCAGAAAGTGCCTGAGTAGCAATATTTTGTCCAATATTTTGTAACATATTATTAGTCCAGTATGTGTATGCAAACACCACTGAAAGTTTATGATAACCATCATTAGACCAATCTAGGTCAAGTTGGTTAACAGCAATGGGGAAAGCATCAATGAGTACAACACTATATGACAATTGATTGTTTTGATCATATTGATTAACTTGAATTTCAGTCACATAATCTTTCTTGTACTTAAAGTTGAAATTTGATGATGGGTTGATAACTTCTAACCATGCATCAAAAAACATCTTTTCACTCATGTCTCCACCAACATAAAAATCAAGTACTATGTCATTGTACATTGACAAGTTGGGAAACTTCTGAACAGGCACTGAACCTATTTTTCTATCAACAGTTGCTAATGTTCTACTAGGTAATTCTGTAGAGTTACATCTAAGTGCTAACTGACTAGCGCCACTACTGTAAAATGGTAATAGTAAATAAGGGATAGGGATGAATACATCAAACCTATTTGGTCTTGCTAAGTCCTGTTTAAAACTTGATTGAAAATCCGAAATTGATTTTGGCATTTTACTTGTCGTTCTTTATTTGTTGTACAGATTCTTCCCAAACGGTTTGTGCCGATTCTTTCTTAAACTGGTGTACAGGTAGGTACATTGCTACATCCCACTCATCTGGTGACACTGCCAGTATTTTAGATTGCATATGAGTATACAAGTACTTCTTTATGCAAGGTTTAAACTCTTTATATCTTCTACTTGCTTTCAATATCTCGTATGTGATTCTCAACCTTTTTATTTCATCATTGTCATCAAGTATTGCAAGTGGAAGTAACTTAGTTAGAAATGCTATTCTATATTTTATAGGTAAATAGTGCAGATTCAATCCAAGAAACCCATCATTGTACCTATGTAAAGGTAATACCATAGGGAATATATCATAATAAGGTAAATCATTTTTACCCTTTGGATTGTAATAGAAATAGTATAACCCACCTATCAGGAATCTTTTAGTATTTCTAGCAGTTTCACCCTTTATCCCTTTTGCCAAAGATGCAGGATCTCTCATCTTAGAAACTTTGCTTCTTAACCACGTGAAAGATTGTCTACTTAATCTAGAGATATCAGCAGCGGATCGTTCTTTGGTAAGGGTTGTTAATTTTGATTCTTTCATCATGATTCTATTTAGGTTAGTAATAAATCTTTCTCTGTTAGGTTCACAAACTCAGAACCATCTACAGATGCCATAACAATAAACTGCCATTTCCTATCAGCACAGTACTCTATAGCAGCTTTCCACTTTGCTTGATTAACTCCCCAAGTAGCAACCTCAGTGATATATTTCTTGGTTATTCTACTCTTTCTTTCTGGTGGTCTTGATTGTTTAAGAGGTTTAACTTCTACAAGGAATGTACGGATTGCACCTTCTTTGTTTCGTATCTTTACTAAGAAGTCAGGGAAGTATCGGTGATATCTTCCATCAATGGGTGAGATGTAAGGTATGATAAGTTCTTCGGATGCCCAAGATATCACATTGGGGTCTTTGTCAAACCTATCCATTATCTTACATTCCCATGAGGAACGATAAATGATACCTGTTGGATCACCCACATACTTTTGTGGATTTCTTGGTGTAAATTTTCCTTTGTATGCCATATAAATAGATTATGTATAAACTTATATGTAGAAGAACTAAATGTCATCAATAGAAATAACACCGTTGAATATCAGTGGAGTCAAGTTACCATTTGATTTACTTGATAATCTTTTGGGACAGAACATAGATTACACTAAACTGGTATATCCATTGGATTTGGCAACAAACCCACAATATTGTCATGCAGTTCAGTTCTCTGTCCACGACTACACATATCCAGTGGTTGAAGGAGCATATAATCAAATAAGTGGTGCACTAAACACCGCATTAACTGCTGCAACTAGTGCTGCTTTATCATCTTCTGGTGTTCAGTTACCTTCTGCAACACTTAATGGTTGGGCAGCATCAGCAAAATCAGGTGCAACTTCATTAGTTAATGCCACTAAACAAGTTGGTTCAGATGCAATACAATCAGTAAAAGGTATTACTGGTGACACAAACTTATCATCTGGTATAAATTCTGCTCTTGAAAAAATATCAAACACCGCACCAGGTGAAATAAAACAATTTGTTACAAACTATGGACCGTTAGCACAACCAGGTTCATATAAACCAACAGTTAATGACCAACCACTAGCATATGTATCACTCTACATGCCAGATACATTGATAGCAGATTTCAGTTCTAATTATCATGATGCTTCCTTATCAAAAACATTTGGTCTTGCTGGTTATGTTGGTAATGCTACAGCAGACGTAATGAAGAATATGGATTCCCTCAAAACGAATCCATCAAACATAGCACAATTATCAACAATAGAAGATTTGAAACGTGGTGCTACTGCAATTGCAGGTGGAGCATTAATAGGTGCAGCAGGTGGAGATAAAGAAAATGCTACTTTGTTATTACAGAATGCTCTAAAGAGAGTGCCAAATCCACAGTTACAGTTATTATATCAAGGAACTAACCTTAGAGAATTCTCATTTGAATTTACATTCACACCAGCATCCGCAAAAGAAGCAGAATCCGTTGACCAAATAGTTAAAACTTTTGCATACTATTCTCTACCCGATTTAACTGATGGTGTAGGTGGACAGTTCCTAATTCCACCACAGATATTCAGAATAAAATTTCAATTCCTTGGAGACAACGGAATTGCTACTCAAATAGGAAACGTTCTGCAAAATACTATAGGTAACTTATTGGGAACACAGTTTTCTAAAATCATATCAGGCAGTAACCCAACGACTGATATAACAAATGCTAAACAAGCAAAGATATTTACAATAAATGATTGTGTATTAAAAGATGTATCTGTTAACTATGCACCTA